GATCAACTCCGAGACTCGATCCATGTTGGCGCAGGAGAAAGGGCTCCAGGCTCTCGCTACTCAGATGTCCGAGCTCAAAGCAGTAAAAGCAGCTCTAAAGTCTGGAGCTTATCAAGCCGAGATCAACTCCGAGACTCGGTCCATGTTGGCGCAGGAGAAAGGGCTCCAGGCCCTCGCTACCCAGATGTCCGAGCTCAAAGCCGTCAAGTCTGCTTTGAAAGCTGGAGATTATCAAGCCGAGATCAACTCCGAGACTCGATCCATGTTGGCGCAGGAGAAAGGGCTCCAGGCTCTCGCTACTCAGATGTCCGAGCTCAAAGCAGTAAAAGCAGCTCTAAAGTCTGGAGCTTATCAAGCCGAGATCAACTCCGAGACTCGATCCATGTTGGCGCAGGAGAAAGGGCTCCAGGCCCTAACTGCTCAAACGGAAAGGTTGAGGGCGGCAAGAGCTGCACTGAGGGCGGGGAATTATGCAGCGCAGATCAACAGTGAGGAAAAAACTTTTAGAGGTAGAGAGGCCCTCGCCGTAGGGGGAGGAAAAGGGGGGTACGACTATGCCCAACAGATAAAAAACGAGGAAGCTCTTTACGACAAGGCGACCAATAAACTCAAAACCCATATAGGAGGGATCAACGAGTACCACTCTGCCATGGCCAGAGGTGTTGGGCCAATGGGCATGCTGTCAAAGATGACCCACGAACTTACGGGCAGAAATGGGATTCTCCATAGCACATTCAGAGGCATCTCTGGGGCTATGGGTACCTTATGGTTGAGCTACGGATCATTCATCCCCATGTTGGCCGGATTTGCAGCAGCAGCAGGAACTATCAAGACTGTGAAGCTGGGCGCAGAGTTTGACGATATTGCTCGTCAAGCTGTGTTCCTGGGAGGGCCGGTAGAGAGTGTTTCTGGGAAGATTGCGGAGCTTAAAGAGAGAATCCTTGGACTGAGAAATCTGACCCAGTCCCCTGTGGAGCTTATGAAGGGAGCTCTCGAATTCCAAAGGGTAGAGATTAAGCCAGAAGAGGCACTGCAAAAAGTCTCGACCCGGGGGAATACTTCCATGATGGAGGACTTCTCCAGATTTTCTGAATTTTCTAAAATCCCTCTTGATAAAACAATTCAGGATCTCACCGGTATATCCAGAGCGTTTAATGACGGAACGAAATCTGCTGCAGAGATGGGGATTGAGGTAGCCAACACGGTAATGGCTATTGCCAACGTCGGTCGTATCGACCCTGGCGAGATGTTGAAGGCTTTCCAAAACGTCGTCCCTCTTGGGGCAGTTCTCAAGTTCAACCTTCAGGAGGTGGCGGCGGCGATCGGCGTAGTCACAGACCGTGGTATTGGCGCGGCCACGGCCGGTACGGCACTGACAACAACTTTCCTGAACATGAACAAACCAACAAAAGAGCTTGAAGACTCCATGAGAAAATACTCGGTGTCTTTCAACCTTTTGGATGACTCCACTGGGAAAGTGAAGAATCTCTCAACCGCTCTTGCTGATTTCTCAAGGATGCTGCAGAAGTTACCGAAGCAGGGGCAGATCGACATCCTTGAAGGTTTTACAGGTAAGCGGGGTATCCGTGCAGCCGGCCCGTTGACTGAGGAGCAGATCGCAGGTTTTGAGAAAGTAGAGGGGATACTGAAGGCTGGAGGAAAGTCTTTTGAGGAGTTTGGTGCGGAAGCTGAGAAGTCTTACGGCAAGATCGAAGGGATGAAGACTCTGCTGACCGAAATGGGCACTGCCATGGAGGAGTCGGTAAGCTGGCAGTTGAAGGGACTCAAGCGGGATGTGGACGAGTTGTTCCTTCGGGCTTACGATGACGCCTCTGTTGTCCAGATGGTGAAAGAATTCCGGAGCGTTGTGACTGACCCAGCTACCCTTGAGGCTCTCAAACTGCTGCTTGAATACACCACCAAACTCGCAACTCTGGCTGCCAAGGGCATCGTGATAGCTGTGGAGTATATCGAGGAAGGCACTCGAAACACTATGGCCAAGGTAGGCTCAGTTGTTGGTGGGGTGGGGGGAGCGGGACTAGCGATGGCTACTACTCCACCGCTGGCATGGCCAGTGACTATCCCAGTGGCAGGTACTATTGGCGCTAAAAAAGTAGGTGAAGGCTTTGGGGCCGTCGGTGACTGGATGGATCAGCCAGATGCCAGTAAGATGGATGCTGTTCAAAAAGCTAACGCCACCCTCAAGGAGTTGGAAGCACAACACAAAGCAATTCAAGCTCGGGTTGATGCGATCGATAATATTGACAGTTCCTCAGGAGCAGCACTCCCCCGAACTGCTCAACGAGATGTTCTGGCTTTGCAGGAAGTCACCAAAGCTATGGACGATCAGAAAAAGAAAGTGTGGGAACTGGAGGCAGCAAAAAGAGGCAAGACAGTCATTGCTCAGATGAATGCAGACAAACTAGATCCTGAGTCCCCTGCCAATAAAGCTGCTGCAGCTGCCAAAAGCGAACGCATCAAACGGGAAGAGGCAGAAGCGTTAAGCGCGGGAAGAGCGGAGAGTCGGACTCCTGCGGCGGACCTTGTCCGCAAACAAATTGACGATCAAGTTAAAGCTCATAAAGCTCTCATGGATACTGAGCTCGGTATGATCGACAGGTCTACCGAAGAGGGGATGGCCAGGTTTAATGCTGCAAAGAAGACGATGGACGAGAAGTTGAGAGACTACCGGAAAGACGTCGAGACAAACCGCAGACTTGATTTAGACAAGGCACAGAAACAGGACGCAAAGAAATCTTTTGGGGAGCTTCAGGGAGAAAGACAAGATCGCCAGAATATCAAAGATGCTGCGACAGATGTCCGCAGTTACGCCAATGCAACAAGGGATAGCATAGCGGTCAGCAGGGAGTGGACGGCTGAGGCCAACAAGACCGCCACTGAGATGGAACGGCTGAACAAGACCCTTGATATGGCTGGGATGACTGAAGGGGAGAAGCGCATATACAACCTCAACGAACGCCTCAAGGATGGTGCTAAAACCATTGCTGATTACGAGGAAAAGATGGGGGATGCTGCTTCTGCAGTGGGAGGACTGGAGTCGCAACTGAGTGCCCTGGCCGGGCAGATGGGGGAAGCAGAGACGGCATTTGCTAAAACTTCTTTATCGGCTACAGAAATCGATGTAAAGACTCACCCTCTGGTTGCTCTGTATCGTGAACTTGCCAAACAGCTGGAGGCTGCAAACAAAGCCAAAGATCGACTTGAGGGTCAAAAACCTAGAAGTCAGGAGCAGTTCAAGAAAGAATCCAAAGAGGCGGAGAAGAGGGAGACTTACAAGACCATGGCAGGAAGCATTGGGGCGGCGTACACCACCAAAATGTACGACGAAGAACTTGATAAGATCATCAGAAATAAGAAAACTTACGAGGAATCAACCAACGACAAAGCGGCTGCAGATCGATGGCTTTATGAGAATCGACGCCGTCTCGAAGAGTCTCGCCCTGATGGTGTGAGCTGGGCCAAAGGTATGGAGTACGGTCTGCAAGATGTTGCTGACCAAGCTCGACAGGCCAGCAACCAAATTGCCGGGGCTATCGTGGGTGCTTTTGACAAAGGCACTGACGCGATACTGGAGTTCGTAGAGACAGGGAAGGCCAGCTTCGATGATATGTTTGAATCGCTCCTTCACGACCTTACCCGCCTGGCCATTCAACAGCAAATTACTGGACCGATCGCCGGTATGCTGGGACTGCAAGCTAACGGGACGCTACCCGCAGCGGGGGCAGGGGCAGGGGCAGGGGCTACAGCATTGGGAGCAATAGGGGCCGGAGCCTTCAGTTATTTTAAGGGAGGGAAAACTCCTGAGGCGCCGACGATTTCCACAGAGGGGTTTGGGGATTTTTCCAGTGCGGCGGAAACCACCAGCGAGTCTGTCTACCAATCATTCAGCACAGATTTCGCTAAAATTGGAGATGATATAACCAGCACCATGTCTAGTGGGAGTGAGAGCTTTGTGGGATTTGCAGACACCGCCATGCAGATGGGAGATTCCCTGTTTTCTTTCTTGAAGGGTGGATTCTCTGGCTTACTGGACATGATCGGAAGCGCCGGATCGGCTATCAGTGGGATGTTCGGATCCGGAGGCGGCGGGGACGAAGGGGGACTCTTCAGCGGGATCGCCAGTATGTTCGGTTCTATGTTCGCCAGCGCCAAAGGCAATGTCTTTGACAGTCCGGGTTTAAGTGCCTACTCCAACAGCATCGTCAGCAAGCCTACAATCTTCCCCTTTGCAAAAGGAACAGGACTCATGGGTGAGGCTGGACCCGAAGCGATTATGCCTCTGATGCGAACCTCAGACGGCAAATTGGGGGTGGCAGCGCAAGGAGGAGGTGACAACCGACCCAATATTGAGGTAAATATAAGTACACCCCAAGGCACTAAAGCAACTGTTGAGCAGTCTGATGATGGGATGACCATGAATGTCCTGATTGAGCAGATCGACAATATGCTGGCTCACCGCGCTGCCCGGGGCAAATCCTCTCTTGGCGATGTCATAGGAAGAAGACGATGATCGGTTGGCCCACCACACTCCCTAGAGCGCCGTATTCGGCCTACAAGATCACGAGCGTAGATGCGCTCTCTTCCGCAGAGGATGAACTTTCCCCCCAGCGGAAGAGAACGTACCCTGACCATACCGGGGAGTTTACCTTTAAAATGAGCTCGGCCCAAGGCCAGGCCCTGAGAACTTTCTACAACGTGGACCTGAATCAGGGAAATTCCTTTACTGCGCCGTGGTTGGTGCCGGCTGGGTTCCCCAATCACTGCATGCAGTTCATCGGGCCGCCCGTTTTGACTTTCAAAACCGAGTATTGGGAGGTGGCGATCTCTGTGAGGATCATATGCCTAGTGCCAAGAACTGCGGGTAACATCAGCTATGGGAGTGGACTATAATGGCGGTTTGGCCAACGACACTTCCAGGACCGCAGAGGGATGGACTGACAGTAACTTTGGGGACTAACGTGGTCAGCCGAACCACGCAAGCTGGACGAGTTGTCAAGACTCGGTACGGTTCGGGTGCCCCAGACAGAATCTCTGCCCAACTCCGATTCCTTCCTGCTGATTATGAGATCTTCAAATTATTCTTTGAGAGAGATCTCAACTTTGGTCTCAATTGGTTTTCTTCGGGGTGGCTGATAAAGCTCGGATATTTGACCCATAAAGCCAAAATTCATGGATATCCTGTTGTAACAATCAAACATTTGTATTACACAGAACTATCCGTTGAAATGATTATAAAGCCTGTGGCTGCCTGTCCTCCAGACAGCTCTTGGCAGACTTATTAAGGAGACAATATGCCGTACCAAAGCGGGACTGCTTCGTCCCATAAAGACTTACTCAATACCTTGGCTACCTTTGCTGCGGCTAACGGGTGGGTGGTTGTGGACCGAACGGGGGCAGGGGCGTCCACCACCATGATCTATTTGAAAGGGACAGGGCTGGCGGGACTGGACGAGATCTACTGTGGGGCGAGTGTGTATGAGGATGGAGTCAACGGCCGGTATAACTGGCAGTTGACGGGATCCTGGGGGTGGGTGAACGGAAGGGCTATCGGTTACCACCCTAAATCTTCTTCCCCTAAGATGGGGGGTTACCTGCAGTGGGTATATTTGTGGAACACCGACATTGATTATTGGCTGGTAGCGACTCCTCGTAGAATCATACTTGTTGCCCTGATAGGCACATCTTTCCAGCACATGCATTTTGGTCTCCTTGATACCCCTGCTACAGAAGCCCAATATCCCTATCCCAATTTTATAGGAGGGATGGGAGTATTACAAAACCAGAGATATTCAGATACATGTTATGCATATTGGGATGAGAACCAGCAGGGCCAGGCAGCGTTATCTTGGCCCGGAGGGAACTGGGCGTTAAAGACAGCCAGCAACTGGGGCGACGTCACTCCGGGCTTCAAGGTAATGACCGCTAATGAATCCATGCGGGACTCCATATTGGCAGGATTGGACGGGTCGTATTTGTTGGAGACTTTCTACGTGGCAGCCCGCGACAGCAGAGGGATCATGGGAAAATTTGACGGCCTCTATCGGGTGTCAGGTTACGACCATAAAGCCAAGGACGAGATTACGGTGGGTGGGACAATTTACAAGGTCTTTCCTAATGGACTTATTGCCGGATACGGCGATTACTGCGCTTTGAGGTTAACATAAAATGGCATACTACCAAAAATATACTTGTGCTCCCTCAGGAGATCTTATCAACACCTTTCTTCAGGACTTAGAGACTTTCGCCACCACTAATGGTTGGACTACAGATTTTAATGGTATCTATGGGACATATCGCCGCCTTCATATCCACAAAAATGGTGCGCATTTTGATTTTCAAGGTACCCAACCTCTTGGTGGGTGGTTCTACGGGTGTACTGGATATTCTGCAGGGGTCGCTGCGGTTTCGCAGCCGGGAGTGTCAGCAGCTAAGAACTTTACAATCGTCTCAAATGGGGGGTACGAGTTTGTCTCGACTCCTACTGCTATCTATATGGCTTGCCGAGCCTTGGATGTGACCGACTACGGGTGGGGAGGGATCTGGACCTCCGTACAAAACAAGATAGGTGTATGGACAGAAGGGTTTGGCTGTACATCCATGCAAGCAAGCACCTGGAGTTTTGGATCTTCTGCGTACGCAGGAAGCCTAGGAGGCATGCAACTCTACTACAATGGAGGGTGGTCAGCATCGGTTCCTGCGAATGGAGCGGGAGGAATTAGGGGGATTACGCTTTACGATCACCTGGCTGCGGATGAGCAGCCCAATTTTTATAATGCTGGGATACTCCCTTTTCCGGTCCCCATCTTTCGCGTCCACCCCACAGATGTCACTAAAGTAGAGCCTATGGGGTATTTTCCCGACCTGTTTTTTGCGAATGCAGGGGACCTGTATATGGGAGGGGATGTTCTGACAATAGGGGGAGATTCCTACCTTCTGCTCTCTGGCTATAACGGTACGGTAGGACTTAGCACCTATGCAGATCTGTTGTTCAAGGTAGGGGCCTAACACTGTGCCTGAAGGATACCCCTCCCCAATACAGCCCTCGACTTATTATCCACCTCCCTCCCATGTCGCAGCCTCATACGCTGTCTGGTATAGGACCAATTTTCCCTATCTGGTGAGTGGACCTTACCCAATCCTGTATGGCCCTCCGACTGGCAGCTTCACTCCTATCTCCCTGCACAGCTCGAATTCAGGAGTTGGAGTTGTAAACACATCAGGGGTAGAGATTTGGGAGCAGTGTCTGACTCTTTTCATGAGGCATATCTGACATGACGACAGGGGTAGTAGACAGTCCTATGCACTGGGCCCTCCTGGTAGGGCTGAACAGTGCAACGACCAACAATGCAGCTATGCCCTATGTGCTGGGACTCCCCCCCCAAAGGGATGTCGGGTTTGTGGCTGCAGATACTAAGTTCGTTGCCTATCTGTGGAATGGTACGCTCAACAATGTCTCTATCAGCTCCTCGACGACCTCAGGGGATCCTGGGGTCGTGTGTGATCTGGTTGTACCTGCTGCGGTGTATGCTAAAACTTCTCAGAAGTTGATCATCACTGCACAGGAGACAGGCCCTATAGCGTTTACAACCCTGCTCACGTTTGTCTCAAACTGCTACGGAGGGTCGACGCTTGGCCTGACAGTGACAGGAACTCGACCGCTAATCGTTGCAACCCAGCCACGACCTATAGATCTCAGCACTGCTATGGAAGAAGCCTATGCGGCCACCGATATGACGTACACTATTTACGATACCTTGGAATTTGCAAGTTCTGGTGCCGGAGACACGGTTCGTGTGGTTTATTCTGATGAGGATCTTCCTACTCCTGAAGGCTTGTTCTCTCCCTGTAAATTCGATTGTACTCTGCCGGAGACTGAAGGCGCTGTGCGGGGGCAGATGCAAATCAGTGTTGAGTTTCTCCCCAAGGCAGCACAAGTGTGGTTAAGACAGGCCAGCCAGGCACGGGGAAAAATCACAGTCAAATGGCGGCAATACTTGGCGCCAAATGCTCCCCCCGATGCGGAGTACCCCATCCCCTTGGAAGTTGTGTCTGTTGAGCAGAATCCCAACGGCGTCACTGCAACAGCCTTATTCCCAGACCTGATCAATATGCCGTTCCCTCGCAGAACCATGACAACGAAGGTCCTTCCTGGAGGAATTATTTGATGCACTGGGCAGAAAAGTATGTAGGGCAGAAATGGACTCCTATTCATGACTGCTTCTACTGGTTCAGAAAGATAAGCGAGGAGCAATTCGGAAGGGTTGTTCCTGTGTGTGGCCATATTGATCACACACGACAAACACTGACGGCTTCCCGGGCAATGGCCAAGGATATTACGGCTACTTATGGGTACGTTAAAGCCAAGACCCCTTCTGAGGGGGATGCGGTTTTCATGACTCAGCGGTGTGTCCCTCACCATATCGGTTTGGCAATCCTTATTGAGGGGCAACTGCATGTGCTCCATGCGTTGGACGGTATCGGCAGTGTCGTGGTTTCAGATATCAGCGATCTTGCTGCAAACGGTTGGAAGATAGAGGGGTTTTGGACTTATGCAAGTTGAGCATGTATGGAACCCTATCGCACTGACCCAGGACAAAATGATCGTGGACGTCACCGAGGGGTTGAGCCCTAACCAGATCATCCTGAGCAATGCGTTAATGTTCTCCCGACCAGTCATGTGCATGGTCAATGGTAATTTCTGGGGCAGGAAAGATTGGGATTACCCGGTCCCTGTGGGAGGCGAGGTTCGGTTCGTTGAGCTGCCGAGGGGCGGGGGCGACAGCAATCCCCTGAAGATTATCGCGATCATCGCTGTGGTGGTGGCTGCTTACTATACTGGTGGGTTGGCTACTGCAGCGTTTGGGTCGACGGTGGGGAGCTTAGTCACATCCGGAATTTTGATTGCAGGTTCCATGCTTATAGGCATGATGTTCGGAGCAGACGCGGCATCAAACACTGGCGGGGACTACGGTTCAGCAAAGACCATTTACTCAGTCAGCGGTGGTTCGAACAGGTTAAGAATTGGGGAACCGTTCGCTGAACATTTCGGAAGGATGATCGTGTACCCTGACCTCGTCCAGGTCAGTTACACGCGAATGGAAGGGAATGAGCAGTACCTGTATTTCTACGGCATCATAGGAGTTGGGACGTACGCTATTGAGGGAGTCTACGTCGACAAGACCCCTATCGGAGAGTATGCTGGGACGTCTTACAATATCCTTCCTCCCGGCCATGGCCCACAGATCATCCCTGATGTGGTCTGGTCATCCTCAGCGATCTCTGGACAGGACGTTAGCACTACCTGGCTCAACGCCATTGTGTCTGGAGCCGGAACGGTGGCGTTATACATCGAGTACGATGTCCAGTTCCACCAATTGATTTCGTACAATGATGCAGGGGATGTGGGGTCTGCGTCTGTAACAATCGTGACCGAGGCAAGAACTGTTGATGTCCGGGGCAATGCTACAGGAGGGTGGATGTCTCTCCACACCACCACATACACGGCTGCTAGTTCTGACACATTGAGGTACAGCAACAAGATCCCGGCGCCGGCCGGCGCAGCACGATACGAATTCAGGATCATGAGAAGTGTTCCGCCCAGTACTGATGCCAAAGTTGCTGACAAGGTGTCCATTGTGGGTTTACGGGCTTATGGTGACAAGCATCCTGGTTATGGGGACGTGACCATGATCGAGGCACGGATTAAAGCCACGGATCAACTCAACGGAGATGTCGCGTCGAAGCTCAATCTGATCGTCACGAGACAACTATTCACGGTTACCAACTTTGGACTTACCACCGTTCTAGCTCCTACCCGGTCTATTGTTGACGCTATTGCTTATGTGATCACTGCAGTAAACGGAGGGAACCAACCTCAAACCTTCATCAATTTTCAAGTCCTTAATGGGCTAAAAACCAAGCTGGATAGTAGTGGCATTACTTGGTTTGATTGGCGTTTTACAGGCCGCACTACCGTCATGGAAGCTTGTGTCAAAATCGCACAATGTGGTCGAGCTGTGCCTTATATGCCTGGAGGGCAGTTTGCTGTAGCCCGGGACGAAATTCAAGCTCTCCCCAAGATGGTTTACACAGAGGACGATTACGATCTCGACTCTCTCAATCTCGTCAGTACTTTTCCTACGGAGGATTCCCCTACTTGCGTTGTGGTCAAGTACATAGATCCAGACACATGGCAGGATGAACAGGTCACTTATTTTGACATCCTGGGCAGCAACCTCACCCCAAATGAGATTGTCCTGGAGGGCTGCACTAACCGACAACAGGCGTGGGAGATGGCCTCCTACCTGTACCGGGATATGGTATCCAACACCATGTCTGTAGAATTCACCACTGGGTTGAAAGGGCATCTGCCGGCGCTGTTCAACAAGATTGCTGTGAGTATGACCAACGTGGATTGGGGACAGAGTGGGAGAATCGCCGCGGTCGAGCCTGGGGTTATATGGACAACAGAACCCCTCTTTTTTGGTTCAGGGTCACAAGGGAAGATGTACATATCCGACTCCGCGGGGATGGCTCTAGGACCTTACACGGTAACGAAGGTGAACGACAATCCCTATCAGGCGTTGGGGACGATTCCAAACCTTAAAGAATTAGACACAGAAGGGGCCAACGCTACCCCGTATATTTTTGGCCCATTCTCCATAGATCCTCTCTTTGTCAGAGTTATGCACATCGCACCACAAGGGCGAAACAAAGTTAAATTGATCGGCACCATTGTTACTGATGAGGTTTATGA